ATTCCCGTCATCCCCATCGCCCGCCCCGCCGCCGCTGCGACCGGCACCAACATCGCCCCCGTGGACGAATCCTCCAGCGGATCCTTCCCCAGCTCGGCCCGCGCCTCGTCCACCGTCATCACCTGCCAATTCTGCTTGTGCTCCTCGATCTGCAGCCGCCGGTCGCGTGGCCGGATGTCCACGAACCGCGCCCGGAACGCCTCCCCGTATGCCGGGATCACCACCTGCTCCGTGATCGCGTCGTGCATCAACGTCAGAATTGGCCAGATCGTATTCTCGATCAACGTCGCCCGCGCCGCCTCGGCGTTTGCTCGCGTCGCATCTTTCGCCCAAAATCCGGCCGGCACCCCGAACACCCGGTCGATCTCCTCCCGCGTGAATTCGCGTCCGGCCAGAAACTCCAGGTCCTTGTGCGCCAGCCCGAGCGTCGCGACGGTCAACTGCCCCCCCCGCGCCACCATATACCGCCGCCCCAACTCGACCAACTCCCGCAGGATCTCCTCCTTCGCCTGGCGATATACCTTTGGATCGAGATCCGCCGGTAGGCTGAACAGCGTCCGCAGCGTCGCCTCCTTCGTGAACGTATCTCGGTTCCATCGCTGCGCCGCCACGTCCGTCTCCAGCGCCAGTTGGTATCCCGTCCTCGGGCTCAACCCTCGATGGAAATCGAACGGATTCGGGAACCGGAAAAAGACCACCTGCTCGGCCGGGATCCGCACCGCCGTCCGCCCATATAATGGCTTGTACGCGAACCCCGAGATGTACTTCTCCGCGTCCGGGATCGGCTCCATCCGCCCGGCTGGCACCGGCAGTAACCCCGCCAACTCCCCCGCGCCATCGAGAATCTTCCACCAGTACGCCTCCCCCCGCAGCAACCACCACGACATCGTGTACCAAAACGTGAACCCCTTCGGCCAGAACCTGAACGGCTGCTGGATCAACTGCTCGAACGGATGATCCACCACCTCCACCAACTGCTCCCCTTGCCGCTCGTAGATCCCGAGCTCTGCGCCAGCGCAGATCCCCGCGATCAAATTGATGTCCGAAAACACCCACGACGACGTGAGCGCTAACCGCTCTCGCTGCTCGTCCGTGTAATTATTAAAGTCCAATCCCGCTGGAACTGTCGGCGACTCCCCCGTCAGCAATGTTCCGACTGACAGTCCCTCCCGCCCGGCCTTCACGTATCCCAGCCTCTGAATCGCCCGGTCCAGCATCCTGTCCCATATCGCCATAGAAAATCCCCAATCGGGGCCTCCACGATGCCCTACAAGCCATTTCTAGCCCGCTGGGAGCCTCGAATCTGCCCCGGTTGCCCAAGTTCATCCACTCTCGCCATTTTCCATACCCCCATAGGTGGGGGGTGTGGCCTTTTCTATCGCCATATCTGGCGGTACTACTTTGCCCCCTTCGCTCATACCCCTATAGGTGGGGGTTGGGGCTTCCCTATCCCCCATAGGTGGGGGGTATTGATTTTACGAATATACGTATATTGTATCACTGCTTTTTATTACCGCTAGGAATGCTTCTCAGCGCTCCATATTCATTTCCTAAATGAGCAGACATAACAAGCCGTACTGCTACCTACCCAGTAGAATGCTTATCGGAACCTATTTCACGACCCAACCGTTGCGGAACAACACATCAGTCAACGCCAGCGCCAACAAATCTAGCGAATCGTGCGCCTCCTCTGGCTCGAGCACCTTGATGTGCAGCGCCTCCACGATCCCATGCAGAACTTCGTGAAGCAACGATTCCCAGATATCCTCTAACGCCAGATCTTTATCGTATATGCGGATCGAACGAGTCCAGAAATCAATCTGGCCCCATTGCGATTGACGCCCCCAGATATCTACGTCGCTGGGCTTATCCACGTATGTGATTTTGTATTCGATCCCCAAGATAACGACTTTATCTGGTTTCATCTACGCCCACCCGAGGCCTTCCCACGCTGCCTCCGGCGCAAACGTCAAACACAACGCATCCGCCCGATCTGGACTGCGCTTCAGCCGCGCCCGCATCGTCGCCTTATCGTCCACCTTCAACTTCCCGCGCAGCGTCCGATAATGCGGTGTACACAACTCATCCGCCAGGCTCGCATCTGGCGGCAACATCGCCGTCCCATCCGTCCGTAACCACTCCCGGCACAACCACCACAACTGATCGCGCAGTGTCCCAAACTCCCCCTCCTCCACCCGCACTGTGGGCGACTCCGCTACTTTCACCGCCACTGCCCGCCCCGTGTGCTCCTCCTTCCCCTGCGCCCATCGCCGCTGCATCTGTGGCGCGACCCCCGAGCCCACCCCCGTCGCATCCACAAATGAAATCCGCGCCCCGCACTCCTGCGCCAGGTCCGCCGCTCGATCCCCGCTCACCAACACGTCCACCCCCGCCCACTCCTCGAACGGCGCCACCCACCCGCCATACCGCAAACATGCCACGTTACGGTCCACCCCGAATTCCGCCACGTCCTGGCCATGGACCGGCACGACCTCGGCCGGCGGCCTATCCCCCTGCAACTCCCGCCGTAAGAGCCACCGCTGCTGCGCCGCCTCCACCCACGCCCGGCTGATCAACTGCGTCTCCGCCTGGCCGGGGAACCTGGCCAGCACCATATACGATAGCGCCGGATTCGTCACCTTCCGCCACTGCCCGCCGATCAACGCCTGCGTGGGCGAGCCATCCGGCCGCATCGCCGTCGCCCCATCCAGGAACGCCGGCGCCTGGAACCAATCCAAATCCTCGCCATCTGGCTCCTCGTCCGCCATCGCTGGCCGCGACCAACTACTGATTCGCTCCACCGTGATCTCCCGGCTCACCGCACCCGGCACAATTGTTGGCCCGTGTATGACGTTTGGATGACTGAATGCTGACAACTCGATGACGTGCGCCCCGGCCTGGATCATCCGGTACACCGGCCCCGCCTGCTCCCGCGGATTGAACATCACCAGCAGCCGCACGTGCCCACCCGACATACAACTCTCGATCCCCCGGTACACCTCGTCCGGCACCGCATCCCCCTCGTCCACGATGAACAACAAGTGGGGCGAGTGCTTCCCTGAAAATCTCGCCTCCCGTTGCGCCGGATTCCCCGATGCCGGGACCGCCGTCCCCACCAGAAAATGATTTGGCCCCAACTCCACCCGCAGATACCCGATTCGCCCGTCCTCGAAGAGATCCGCACACGTCAACAAACGACTGTTGATTTCCCCCCATAAGAGCCGCTCCAGATTCTCTAGCGGAGGTGCCGCTGCCGTATACACCTCTGCCGGGCTGAACACCCGCAGAAACCACAGCGCCACGTCCGCCGACGCGAACGTCTTCCCCACCGCATTCGCGCTTTTGACGATCGTCACCTTGTGATCCCGCACCGATTCCGCCACTGTCACCTGCCCTGGCGTCAACCGGCTGCCCAACTCCCGGCGCGCGAACCCCACCGGATCATCCCGATACCGGTCGTACTGATGCCGCGTCTCCATCCCTCTGAGCCGCGACAACAGCGCCAACTTCGCCGGTGCCGGCCACTCGTGCCAATTCGCGCCCAATCCAACCATCGTCACTCACTTCCGATAATAGGTCTACTCAGAACCTAATCTTTATATGAGGCCCCCACTAGTGGCGCCCCGCCTTGGTTGACCAGACCCACGATACGAATGACCCGCCGCGCCCGCGTGTTATTGGTCTGATCCCAACGCCAATCGTTCAGCGCCTGCCGGGCCCGATCCAATCGCTGACCAGCAGCGGATGACGCCCGCTGTGTCCTCCGATATGAATCGATCTTTTCTGCTGCCCGCGAGTCCCGCATCTCTTTCCCCACCGCATTTGCCTGGCGTGGCGTCAGGGAATCTCCTCCAATTGTGGCAATAACATCTGCGGCAGACTGGCGGCCGCCTGCCTGTCCCTGGTTTGTCGCACTTCCGCCCCCCTTAGCCATTCACCACCTCAATCTCAAGGTATCTCAATTACAGCCGCGACTTTATCCAAGTCAACTCCTGCATTTGTCAGTGCTTGCGCTGTTGATGGGAAAGAATGACGGAAATCTGCGGCGTCTGTCGCATCAGCATCATAGCCGCCAATTTGTATGGTAGACGTACCCGCAGGTATTCCGAGCCCTTCACGCACTTCTGAGCGTCTTTCTCCCTTTGCTACTACAGCAAATTTTCCCCCTACTACTCGTGGCCCTCCTGCTGGAGAGCGTCCCGCCCCACCGCCTACCTTAGCCACTCACCACCCCTGCCTGCTTCCTATCCATGTGCTCCGAAATCCATACCCACCCCTGCGCCTGCGCCAGCGCCTTGCACTCCACTCCCCCACCATACAATAAAAACACAATATCGCTCCTGCCTGCCCACTCGCACGCCAGCGCGTATTCTGCCAGCGTGAACTCCTGCCGTTCACTGTACCCGCGCGTCGCATATGCCCCCCATCCCCTGGGCACCCCCAGTAGCATGATGTCACTGAAAGTCGTGGCATCCACGTTCATATCCACCAACACCCGCACCCCGTAGGATTGCCACCATCGCGCCAGCCACCGCTTTCGATAAATCTGCCACAATGCCACTGCGCGAGGTGTCTGTGGCCCGATTGTAAAATTCGGCTCCACCGCATTCACACACTGCGAATTGACCACCGCTGAGGGATCCTTCCACAGCGCCTCGAACCGATAATCATCACAGTAGAACAGCCACGTCCCGCGCATCCGTACCTTGCGCGCTGAGGCCCCCCACAGCGTCACCGGTAGATCGATACTCCTGGCCTGCAAATTGGCGTCCAATGTCGGGATCCCCCAATCATTATCCGTCGCAAATAACGTATCGGGCACATCGGCCCGTGATAATTCCTGCTTGCCCAACTCTGCCACCCGCTTTTCTGCCCCCACCGTCAGCGCCGCCAGCCTCTCCTCGCTTCCCGCCGCCAACCGTGCCAACTCCACGTCCGCCCTCTCCCGCACCTCCTCCACCAGCGCCGCCAGTTGCGCCTCGTCTGGCAACCCCTGCCGCGCTAACTCATTGTCCGCCGCCAGGTACGCCAGCACCCGCGCCTCGTCCCAGCCTGCCGGGATCACGTCCGCCCGCAACTCCCGCAACCCCTCTCGCCGCGCTGCCTCCCACACCCCACACCCCGCCACCACTAGGTACCCATCCCCGTTCCCTTGCACCACCACACTGCGCACCTGCCCAAAGCGCCGCAGGCTGGCCCGCAAGTCCGCCACCTGGTTTTCGCTATGCCGGTTATAATTCCGTGGATGCGGCCGGCACTGCGCCACCTCTACCGTCTGATTCATCACCTGATTCATCGCCACCCTCGACTACCCCAGCCACCCGCTGTACCTCGTGCTCGATCAGCTCATCCAGATTAGTGATCTGCACCTCCAGCGCCCCTTTCCCCGTTTGTACTCGCGCCGCCAGGTCGGGATCCGCCAGCGCCAACAACCGCATCGCCGCCTCCGTCCGGTAATCCGCCCGATCCTCCCGGCTCAACGCCGTCATCTCCAGCCCCCGCACCGCCGACAACGACGCCCGCGCAATTGCCCGCCGTCGCTCCTGCGTCGCGTGCGTCTCCACCTGCGCCGTCTCGACGTCCCGCCACTCCAGCGCCCGCGCCGTGCACACCTCCAGCGCCTGCGCCACCTCTGCCAGATATTGCCACTTCTGATACCAAATCCGCTGATTGCACGTCCGCTTATCCTCGAACACCCGCGCCCACGCCTGATCGTTCGCCACCGCAAACGCCAGCAACAACACCGTCGCCCGCTTCTTCGCCTGCTCAGGCGGGCGGATCGCCCTCAGCGCCGCCAGCACCTCCTCATTCAAAAACCCCTCTGCCTCACCCGGCAGCGTCCAATAATGCCCTTCGCCCACCATCACATCCCACGTTTCACGTTTCACGCATCACGTTTCACGTCCCGACCACTTCACTTTCACTTCACCCTGACTTAATTCCTCAGTGAATCCGTCGCGCCACTAAACCCTTTACACGTGTTCGTGTAGTCATTACTACACGAAAAATCCGCTCGCCCCGCTCAGACCGCCGTCCACTCCTCGACATTCGATGAGCCAACCGATCTGCCTCCATTCGACGAGCCTGACGATGGAGGCCCACACATCGAACTGCCTGGCACGACCGGCCACTTGAAATCCCCCGGCGCTGGCTCCACCCCCAAATACGACTCCAGCGCCTCGCACGCCTCCTCCACCGCCGGCCTCAACTCCTCCAGCGCCGCCACGGCCGCCCGCTTACTCTCCAGCCCCCACGCCAACACGAACCGCCAGCGCACGTCGGGCGCGCGCTCCTCCAACAACCCCTCCCGTATCGCCCGCTGCTCCACTGCCCGGTCCGCGTACACGTACCAGGTCGTCTTACTCCCCCGCCTTGCTGCTGTCCTTCCGATCATCATTATTGTTCAGATCCTCAGCAATCCCCAGCGCGCTCGAGATCTGCACCAACTGCCGGGTGATCTCTTGCAACTGATCCAGCACCATCCGCAATAAGTGCATGTATACGGCCAGACGCCGCGTCGCTCGCTTCCGCGACACCTTCACCGTATTGTGTAGCTCATCCGCTCGCGGATCCCCCACGCGCCACCTCCAATACTCTCATACCAGCGCCCCACGCTACCACAGTGCCTGGCAATAATTCTGCCCTCACCGGACCTTCCTTCCATTCCGTGCAGCGTCTCACTAGGTCCGGATCCACTCCGTGCGCCAGGTAAAATCCGCTGGGCTGCTGCCACTTATACCGCCAGTCAGACCCCGCAAACAACGCAGGATGTGGCATCCCCAATGCCCCAACAATCATAATCTGCTCATGGAGATGCGCACCCTCGTAATACCCATCCGCGTTTCCAACCGTACCTATAGGCTCGCCCACGCGCACGATACTCCCGGCTGCTACCTCCATCGTCTGCAGATGCCACCCGGCCCACATCACCATCTCACCATCCGCCGTCAACCCGAGCAGTTGAACCACCCGGCCCACTGAGCCTTTCCAATCCCACGCACTCAGAACTTGCCCTGAGAATGGTGACACTAACGGCTCCCCCAGATCTGTATTCCCCCCCGTTTCCAAATTCCAATCCTCACACCTGGCCGGATGATAATTATACGGGCCATATCGGCGCGTTGCCTCATACCACGCTTTATCCAGATTGAGCATTGGCAGCCGGAAAGTCGTAGCCAGCGGAATTCCGTCGAACGGTATTGGCTGCGGAGCATCCCGCAGCGCCTCCTCCAGCGTCGTCGCCAATGCCCGCAGCGCCTCCACCGCCAACTCCGCCACCTGCTCCAGATCAGCGCCCATCCTGTTCCTCCGCTTGACCAGGTAGCGGCACGAGTCGCCCGGTAATCTCATCGTCGGGATTCAATCCGAAGCGCTGGCACACCCGTGCAAAGCGCCGTTTCCACGTTGATACTTCGGATTCCAGCCGCCCGATCTGCTGAGCCTGCGCTGCGATCTCCTTGCCCTGTGCCTCGTCGTGCCGCCGCAACTCCTCGATAATCCCGCGCAGCACATCCACCTCGTCCTTCCGCGCCGATGCCCGCGAAGTGCGCAGAGACACGAGCAGCCCGCCAACGCCCGTAACCGCGCCGGCGAGCGCAACGATAATAGCCGTCGTTTCGTTCACCCTATTTCTTCGGTGAGATCAGATACATCGCCTGGTTGGCGATCAGCGCCGTGATCAGCACCCCGACCAGCCCCCATGCCCCGGCCTGCGTGCACTCCACCTGGCTGATGATCCTCCAGCATGATAACCCGAAAATCGCCCCGGCGACCACCACCAACACCGCCGCCATCAGCAGCCGCTTCACCGTCGGTGACTGCCCATCGTACCACCCCGAAAGCCCGGGCAAATACGAGAACGCCAGCGACAAAACCGCCCCTGCAATCGCGCTCAACTTCTCAGCCGTCATCCCAATACCTCCTATAGATTGATTGATCCGTCCCCGTCCTGTAATCCGCGTTCTCTTTGTTTCACTTCCGGTAACAATGCTACCAGGAACCCAAACAAAAAAGCGCGCCATCATTCCCAGATGAGAGATGGCGCGCTTTCTATCGCTAACGCCCAGGCTCCGCAGAGCCAAAACAAAACGAGGACGAGGCTACTTTACTTCAATCGTATCCTCGTCCTCGAACAACGCACAAACCGGCCTGATCCTACTGCCGGCGCAATGGAACTCTAATTTTAGATGGCCAGGATGACCGTTGATCTGCGTCATCCGTCGAACCAACCACCGAATCAACGCCGCCACCCGACCCGAAACATCGTAAGATTGAACGTCATCCTCAATGTGCATCCCAACCTCACGAACAGTATACCAGAAATCCCGCCTCCTGTCAATCCCATAAGGTCAAGAAATTGTAAAAAAAGAGCGGACCAGCCCCTCCCCGCTGGCCCGCCCCTTGTTTCATTCCAATCTCCTCCCTCTCCACTTCTCAACAGCCCGCCGCGGTATTAACCACTGCCGCCGCAGCAGCCCCGGCACCTTGAATGCGAATAACACCCCGCTGGCGATGGCCTCCGCCACGCGCGGCTGCGCCACCCCCGCCACCTCTGCCGCCTCCACCTGGCTCAACAACTCATCGCCGATAAATAACGCTTCCGCGAGCGCACGCCACTCCTCCGCCTCCAGGAACAGCGTCAGCGCCCCGTGCTCGGCATCCTCATACATCAATGCGATTCCAAACGACGACCCGCTTACTGCCCAGGCCCCGCTCTCCACCCGCTCGAAATCCTCGTCGCCGGCCGCCTCCGCCGGCACCTGAGACACGAGTTCCCGCAGCGCCAGCAACTGCTCAAGCCCTACCAGCAGCACAGTCCCCTGCCGCTGCGGGACCGTCTGCTGCAAAATCGCTATGTTTTTCGCCACGATCCAATAAATCTCCATCCTACCCCCTTCTGTCGCCTGGACTTGCGTCCATGATTCTCCTTTAAGCTGGCGCCTCGTAAAATCCAGCGCCCGGGTTCCACTCGCGCCGGACAGCGACGAATGGAAAGAGAACAAAGCTCACATTCCGATTTCCCCGGATGTAGATGCGCCCGGGGTTGAGCGCAATCCCGGACTCCCAAACGTTCTAGTCTGTGACCAGAACGACGCCCTGGGCCTCTGCCAGGGCCGCAAATTCCGCTAGATCATCTGCACCATATCTCTGGTGCAGATGCTCCTCGTCGGAGCCGGTGATCTGGATCCCGGCCCGACGTGCTGCTGCGATGATCTTTTCGACGCTATTCATTGCTCTCCTCTGCGCACTATTACGCCTGCGCAGTGGCGCTACCGTCAATTCAACTCACCTGCTGAACATTGCAATGTCGCCCACCACCTCGCCCACAGGTCGGTTCTGGCTCCCCGACGGGTTGCCAAGCGCGAGGATTGTCGCCCATCCCGCGCAGAACAAACCATGCCCCGCACTTGGTACACTTGCCAGTGGCATATACTGACCAATGTGGTGTCTCAGTGTGTGCGTTGAGGGTTGATTTAAATCCAGCGGGCTCAACACCAGCTGGATTAACTCCACTCCCATAAAATGCCTGACGTGCTTCTGCTGGATTCGTGATTATAGCCATTTCCATTTCTCCTTTTCTATTCTGGTTGTGGTCTCAGTCGTCGCCTACCAGCCTGGATAACCGAATGCCGATTGACGGGCAAAACCCAGGGCACCCAGGCCAAGGGGCGAGGGCCAAAGCCCTATTTTCAACCTTTCAGTATCCTACGGGGCGCATGGGCCGCCCCTGCGGATCGAATCTACTCCTCATCCTCATCGAAATTCAGCGCGCGCATTTCCGCGAGGTATTTATCCTGCGCTGCTGCTTCCTCTGGATGTTCCTGCCGCCACTTGCGGGTAGCAGCCCCATCCGCGTTTACCGGCGGATGGAGAGCGGATCGAACCAGATCTATCCGGCGTTCCACAAAGTTTATAGCATAGTCGATCAAAGCGCTCATT